TTATTCGAATAAATCCAGATTTTGATCTACTCGGACTTTTAGCTTTTCCTCTCTGTTTACTATAGTCCGAATTTGGCGCTTTGTCAGATTGTATCGACGAGCTAGCTGTGATTTAGATTCCTTTTTAACGTTCTCTCTAATCATGCGATTACGCATAGCAATGGTAATTGGCGTTCCCATTGGGATTTCAATGTAAGTATTACCCAATTGGGTAGCAAGTAATTGAAGCTTGCTTAGACCAATGATATGGGCGATTTCATGATTAATACCTAAAGCGTGTTTATTTGGGATAAATAGCTCAGTGCCACCATACGCATCAATCATATTTAAAGCTTGTGGGATGCCAATTAGCTTTGTGATAAATACAAAACTTACTGGCATGAGACCTATAATCTCTTCTCCAGATAATATTGTTGTTGCATCAGCAATATGTGGACGATAAGCCATTGTCTACTCCTAAGCCTCTACAGGTTGAATACGCTCAATGCCACAGCGTTTACACCATTGGCGCAAATGATTGATGATCATGTCAGCATGGTGACTGCTCAGAAACTGCAATGCGCTCACGCCGACTTTATTCTCGACAAATTTTGCTAGAGCTAATTCACTTCCATTACGGACTTGACCAGCTGCATGCAGTTGCAACCATAAATGTCGAATTAATTTGCTTTGAGCATCATTAGCCAGATTTTTAACATCCGATTTGTTCTTTGATTCGATTGCAAAACCTAATTGCTTGAAGCGATCTAGCACAGCTTCAAGCTGTGCTAGGTTTAAATCTTTAGAACTTGTTTTACCTGTAGTACTTTGAATGATGTCACGGTAGACATCATCATCAAGGCCGAGTTTGGTTTTGCCTACATGGATTAATTTGATCAGGTTAGCTTTCTTATTGAATTTCATTTTTGGCACCTTTCTCCGCTTCAATAATTGCTTCAGGTGTTGATTTATCCTGTGAGTGGTCAATTATTTGACTGCACAAATAAGTTTTTTTATCAACGTAAAAGCCGCCAAGACGCTCACATTTTTCAGCAATTTCGTTTTTTGTATATGACTTACAAACAAGCCATCCAATAATTAACCCAAAAATGAAATAGCCCATTTCACACCACACCTTGGAATGCTTGAAACAATCCAATAATTGCTAGAAAAGCCAAGGTAATTGATGCACCAGCTTTAAATTTATAAGAACGTTTTTCAAAAACAGTTAGACCAGTATTATTTTTAGTGGTCCACGCCAATTTAGCCTCTTTAAAACAAGAACCTAATCCCATTAAAAAGACTGCAAAGTAAGCTAATGCAGTTGCCCAATTCAGTAATTCATTCATGTTGGTGCTCCCAATTTTTCGTATTGTTTGCCACCATTCATTGCTTGATTAAGCTTGGCTGATTTCCCAGATTGTTTACCCGCATGATAATCATTAGCTGCTCTATCATTGAATGGTTTGCCTATATTGCGGTCTTTAGGTGTAAATGAACCAAGTTTCCCATGAGTTTTATCCATATGTTTTTTTATACGCTCATTGGTATTTGTAGGTACTTCCATATCTAAATCAGTTATTAAATGTTTAACTGAATCTACCCAACCTTCACAAAATAAATCTGCACGACGTACCTTGTTTTTTTTGACCGTGACACGTTTTAAGCCAGTTTCAATAAAGTTTTTTCTTGAACGAATCACCTGACGATATAAAACATCAAATGTATAAGAGGCCACTTCAGGCGCTGGATCGACACCAATAAATGTCCATGATGCTTTAATGCCCCAAGTACTGCTGCCAGAACTAAAAATAGGTTTGCACTGCATGGCTCTAGCAATTGTCATAACTAAGCTTGCTTCCCATGCTTGCGGTATCTTTGTTGCTTTACTTTCACAACTAGCCTCAACGATATCGAGTAGATCAGGATCAATCTGAAATTCGCGCATCAAAGACTGTGCTTGACGTAAAGCAATTGCTGCTTCATTTTCATTGGCTGATTTAGCCAATGCTAAACATTTTTTGATTTTTAGAATTGCTTCTTCCCGGGTCATACTCATTATGTAGTCTCCTTAATACTTTCAATCACTTCAGGTGGTAACTTTTCTAAATCTTCAATGCTGATCATTATGTTCTCGCTGCTCGTCAGTACTGGATCACGACATCCAGCAGACACAGGCACGAATGCCTGTGTTTCGCTTATGCAACTAGGGTGTTCAAAGCCATATCAATGGCACGTTGTTGAACCGTGTCCCGCGCAATTCTTTGATTGTTACTGTCCAATACGTGGTACTCGAAATAACCACAAAGGTTGAACTTTCGAACGACTTTTAGACCTTTCTTTTCAAGAACATCTAAGTGATTTACTTTTGTTGCCATTGATTGAATCCTTTAAACAACAGTTGGTTGAGCTACTGCACGCATCAGAGCCATGATTCCAGTTTGAATATCGGTCTTGCCAATTGCCGCCCAATGTAATGGTTCTGCTTGTTTGAAGCGGTTCCATTCTTGATACTCAGCACTTGCAAAATCATTAGGAGCAAGTTGTGAACGAGTTGCAGCTGCTTGCTTTACTTCAGAATCTGTTTCTAATCGGCCTACCAATTCAGCTTGTAGAGCTAACAACTCAGCCCCTTTAGCTTTAATGCGAACCATCAAATCAAGTTCTTCTGGTGAAAGCTGACGATAGCCAGCAGTTTTGGTGTACTGGTTATCCATTGACTGCATCCTTTAAACCTTTACCAGCTTTGAAAGTTAGAGCCTTTGCAGCTGCAATCTGAATTTCTTCACCAGTTTTTGGATTACGACCAGTACGCGCAGCGCGTTCTTTTACAGAGAAAGTTCCGAAGCCGATTAAGGCAACATCTTCACCAGCAGCAAGAGCCTTAGTGACACCGCTTTCAACTGCATTAAGAGCAGCTGTAGCTTGTGCTTGAGTAAGAGATGCAGTTGAAGCGATATGCTTGATAAGTTCTGATTTATTCATGGGTAGTATTTCCTTCAGTAGTTGCTTGAGCTTGGTTAAGTGCTGCACATGCGATTTCTGCATGTGCATGGTGGTAGAAATGACCGACCAAAACGTCGTCATCACGGGTGATTGCAAACAGGGCTTGCGGATCATCATTTAGCTGTGGTTCAAGTGCTTTGACTGAATACATTTTTTGCGTCCTTAAATAGATGCGATGTCTAGAGATAGCGGTAAGTAACCACCAGTTGAGTCATCGCGGGTGTAAAAACGTAAGTAGGCTTTGCTGCCAATAATGTTGATGCTGTCTGAAATGGCTTGCATTGCTTGCTTCCATTTCGGGTGGTTGATTTCAATGCGTTTCAAACCAAGTACTTTGGTTGTGCTGATGTCTCCCTTTTTGTCGACGTTAAATGCGTTATTAATGATGACCTTGATTTCGTCACGGCTGCCTTCGGTCCATTCTTCAAGACACTCATCAATGAGTTGTTTTGCAGCTTGCAAACGTTCATCAAAGCTGATGTTTTCCGCGATATTGCGTTGGATTTTTAAACGCCCGTCATAGCTCATGAGCGTTACGTTGCCTTTATTGCCACCAACTTTTGCACCGTATTGGTCGGTAGAAATTTGGATAAAGCTGGCAATATCTGCAAAACCTTCAACTTTGAACACTTTTAGGAGTTCATGGATTTCTTTTGCTTTCTCATGAAGTTTGCGAACTGTTTGATCACGCAATTTGTCAATTTCTTTGACATTGGCTTCTGGTACAAATGCACCTGAAGCGTTTTCCCAATAACCTTCTGTAATAGGCTTATTCATGTGTTGCTCCTTGTTCTGATTCAATTTCCGCTGCTTTTAAGCGTTGGTAGCACTGTTCTAAAGTTTCATCTGGCTGCTTGTTTTGAGCGACATGGGCCATGAGTTGTTCTTTAGGAATATCCTTAAGACCTCGTTCTGGCTGCTTCTCATTCATTTTTGTGAAGCCAAGCATTTCTGTAACGCTGAAGTTTGGGCGTATATACTTTTGGCGTTCATGTTCAGCTTGCTCAGCTGCACGTTCAGCTTCAGTTTTCGCTTGTGACACAGCAGCTCGACGCTCAGTTGGTGCTGGTGCATTTTCTGGCTTGAATGAACTGATCACTTCATACAAATAGCCATGGTTCTTTAAAGGCAGTTGCAATTTGCCTTGGTCGCGACGTTCAAGCATTGTGTTGATTGCCCAAACCCATGCTGATTTTGGAGCCGGGTAATTAACCCGGTTACGGCTGATTTGTGCTGCAAGGATGTCTGGAGCAATTTCATTCAATAACTTGGCTGTACGGTCAAATGTCAGGTCACGATTTTCTGATCTGAACATTGCCAAATACTTGATTAATGGCTTTGCCAAATCTCCAGTCATATTTAAGGATGCAACGAATGCTTGACTTGCATCGCCATGACCCAGCAATGCATCTAGACTGCAAGTTGCACCGCAAGCTGGGCATCTAGTTTTCATAACGTGTGTCACCTGTTGCAACCATCAATGCGTGAGCATGAGCTTTCCATTCAGACTCAAGTTCAGGGTTCTCTCCAAATTCAAGGATGTTGTCATGAACATGATCTATGGTTTTTTCTGCACAAAACTGAGCAGATTCCTTTGGTACAAGCACATAATCACCACCAACCAATTTGTCTAAATCTTTGGCAAATTGAGCGCGTTTCTGTTTGATGTTCATAGCCCACCTCGAAAATGCTTAGAGTCGCTTTCAACTGCTGTTTGACAGTCAATACAAAGCTTTACGTTGCCTAATGCACGACGACGTTCGGGAATTTCATTTCCGCAGTTCATGCATTCATGTTCACTTTCACCATCAAAGGTTTGTCGATTTGCAAGGGTTTGCTGAATCCGCTCTTCAGCAAGGCCATCTGTTATGTCTACGGGATCAGCCATTGCAACCTCCAAGTACTGTCATCACTACAGCAATTGCCGCCAACCAAACTAAAAAGTTCACAATCACTACATTTCTTAAATTAAATTTCATGGCCTAAACCTCCATCACCAAGTCACCAGTGACGACATCAACACCCAACTCGGCAGCTACGTTTAATGCACCTGTTAAAAGGTTGCCGACTGCTAGCGGGTATAAAAGGCTTTCACTATGGTTTTTGCGACCAACATTGCGGGTGAGTTTTGTACAAATGGCATCTAGGCCAGACTCATCAATAAAGTCAGAAAGTTGACGTCCAGCTGCTTTGCAACGGTGCTGTAAATAGTCAATAAGAGTGGTTTGGGTGAAGGGTTCAAGAGTCACAATTTCACAGCGCTGAACGACTTCGCGAACTTCTGGATTGTTTTCTGCCAGTTTGATTTTGAGTTCATCCTGACCAATCAAAACAATAGAAAGTAATGGTGTAAAACCATTCTTGAGTTCAAGAAAACGCTTGAGATGTTTTAATGTAGGAATAGGTAAACTATGTGCTTCCTCAATTATCAAAGTGTGATGTTGTCCAGCTCGACTAGACTCTTTTAATAAGCTATGAATTTGCTGAAAACGCGCTTCAGGGGAACGCTTTGCATTTGTGCTTGGTGCCAATGCTCGTAAAATTGCTTCAGCAATATGTGAAGATTTTAAAGTTTTACCTTTGATGTCATCAGCTTCTGTAGCAATCACATAAGGTTCAATAATGATTGTAGGTTCACGCTCACGTTCTACTCGATCATGTGTCTCCAGACGAATAGTTGTTTTACCTGAACCTGATTGACCAACCAACGCAATAAATGAACTGTTTCCTTTAACAGTTTGCCAAACAGCTTCACGGGCATAATTGATGTTGGAATCTTGATAAAATTCAGTCGCACTACGAATTTCTTCGGTAAAGATATTTTTAAATAACTTAAATTTTCTTCTTGCTTCTGGTGTTAAGGTTTGTTTGCGTAGTAGCATGAGTTGCTCTTCCTCCGGTTGAGTAGTGCTGTCAGTCCCACCATCCAAGGCTTGGTCGTCAACGGTGTGGGATTGGTCAGCATCTAATGCGTTTTGAATGTCTTCAGGTGCAATGCCTTTGTTCTGTAAAAGCTCAATGAATTGGGCTTTAAACTCAGCTGCACGTTTCTTCGGGGATAACCCGTGGTTAATAAATAAATTGACTGTTGCAGTACTTACTCCCAGTGGTTTGCAGAGTGAGCTTTGTGTCATGTCATGTTGTTTAAGCAATTGTTTAAGTGCGCTCATGGATTACTCTCCAACCACTCGTAATTTTGGTTTTTGGGTTGCAGCTTTGATGCCTTCTGCAATTTCAGGAATAACGTCTTGTGGAACCTCTCCATTAGGGAAAGACTTTTTAAGTGCAGCCATGCATTCAGGTGTCCACAAATCACCGACAAGGCCACGAATTTGTTTTGCTGCTTGAATTAAATTGACTGGTGCAACCTGACGACGGCTAATTTCTGTCTGCATTTGTTCACCAGCACGTGGTAAATATTCAGGAACTTCATGCTTGGTAATATGTGCAGTTGGGTCGATTTGACCTTGGTACGCTGGGGTACGCTTTTTGATAGCCTTATCAACTTCAGCTTGTGTTTCAGCGTTGTAAGCTTGTTTCATAATGCGCTTACGTGACTGGTCAATTTTGCTGTCAGGCATAGAGCGAATTTCTTCACCAATAGCTGGTGATTCAGCCAATTGACCAAAGATGTCGTATTGATCTGGTTGAACCGTGTGAATGACTTGCTCACCATGTTCATCGGTCATCAAGACATCAATGTCAGGTGCGCGATATGGATTAACAACCACATCAACTTTTGCGCCCACATAAATGCCATCAATGTGGCGGACGTTATAGAACTGTTCGCCATAACCTTTGATCGTGTGCTGAATCGTCAAATCACCTTTGACTGTACGAGATACAGGCAATGTGCTTACAAGCTCTCGGCACAATTCAATTGGCGGTGCAATACGTAACTGTTCGGGGCGTATCATTTGCCAAACTTGGTTGCGTGTACGTTTAGTACGGCTATGTACTTTTGTTTCGTTAAACATCACACGCCATTGAGTTGCAAAGGCATTTAACTCTTCAATGCTATCTACTATTTTAAAGCTCAGTAGTGACTCAAACTGAGTTTCAATAAGGTTGTTTGCTTGCTCTACCTGACCTTTTGCACGGCTGTTATGAGTAGCATGAGCAATAAACTCAACGTTGAGGCGTTCAAGTAAATTACGGAATAAACCACTGGTGTTTGCTGAGCCTTTATCTACATAAAATATGAATGGCACACCATGCATTGGCTCTTGGTTGCTGCGTTTTTGGATGGCGTTTAAAAACACATTAGTTAAGTTCTCAGAGCTTTCAGCCCCCCAAACATATTCAAAGTAAATCCAGCCAGATGTATGGTCTGTGATGACATAACGGATCACACGGTCTTTTTCGATTTTCTTTAAATTTGCTGGCTTGTTTTTGTAGAACTCACGCTCATCCATAACGTGCATACCAGATTTTTTATTGAGGTAAAAAACCACACAAATTGATGCATCAGCTTCCCACACATGGTTTGGGTGTAGTGAGCGTTGTTGCTGGTGTGCCGTCGGTGTAACAAGTTGAGATGGATGGCACATGTTTTGTTTCATAACTCTAGAAATAGTAGCTGCTGAAACTTTTGGTGCTTTGCCACTGTCTTGTGCAACTTCCAAAGCTAAGTTGATTGGCATACGTTTTTTGCCAGTTTTACTCATGGCGCTAATGACCATGCCACCAACTAGTTCAGCAGTTTCTACGCTGACAATTGACTTGCCTTTGTCACTACGTTGTTTGCGACCAGACTTATAGCCAACTGTTTCAAGCTCACGGTAAAGTTGTGCCTTGCTTATGCGTAAATATTCACAAGCAATTTTTGCAATCTCAGCTTTCTCACCAAACCCAGCATTTGTGAGCTTTGCTGCTACTTCACGCAAATAGTCGATTTTTGCTAGATTTGGATTAGACATGGTTAAGCCTCACCATCAACTTCGATAGGTGGAAAGTCAGCTGCTTGAAGAGACATCCATTCAGGTGTGACCATGCTTGTAAAATCAATTTGTACATTCAGGCTTCGGCTGTATTGAGCAATACGTTGGTATGTCGCAATAACAGCTTCATCAACACGTTCAAATAATTGCGGAATGCCTTTTTTCTCAGCCGTGTCTAATACGCTATTCACTTCGTTTTGGTAGCGCATAAGTGCATTTAAAAAAGTAATGCTGGCAGTGTTTAACGTTTCTAAAGCAGCTTTTTCTAAAGCTTGCTCTTCAGTTTCAGCACGTTTTTTGATTTCTACAGGGCTTTGAAGTTTTGTTACTTTGGCGTCAAGTTCATTGAGCTTTTGGTCTTTCTTGTTGAGTAATTGATCTTTGGCTTCGTTATCCGCTTTTATTTCACGGAGTTTTTTGCGGAGTTCGCTGGCTGTCATGCAATCAATGTCATCAAGAGTAATGTCATTAACGCTGCCACCATCATTTAACTCTGCAATTTCATCATCATCTAATACCAGTAGTTCTAAAAGTTTTGATTGACTACCAGCGGCTTTCAAAACGGACATTTGTCCGTTTTTGGAAAACTTGAGGGCAACAGACATAAAACGTCTTGCTGTACGCTCATTAATGTTGAGCATACTAATACGCTGTTTAAACTCGCCATGTGGTGTTGATTCTTTTAGCAATACCAGACACTTGCCCATTTCCAAGCAATCTTCTACTGTGCGACGTTGATATAGACGAATCCCATCTTCAAAAGCACCAACTGATAAATCACCGTCATAACCCAGTTGCGCTGCCAACATACCTATTTTTTGAGCATGTCCAGAAATTGCTAATTCTGTAGTTTTTTCTTCATAATCCATGTGATCACCAATTAATTGCTGTACGTTTTTCAACTTCTTCGATACGAGCTTTTGCGCGTTCGATTTCCGTGTTATGGGCCTTAGCCATTTGCACAACTGCTGTGCCCAATGTGTAAGAGCCATCTTGTTCTTGCATTGCCAAGCCTTCATTTACGAGTGTCTGTAATGCACGAGTAATGGTGCTTGGTGACTCATTTAATTGGTTCGCAAGTTCTTGATTGGTTGCACCTTTCAGGCTGTGTCCACGTAAAGCCTTTAGAACCTTAAGGACTTTGCTAGCTGATTTATTTACTGCTGACATTAGTGATCGCCCTTCATGTTGTGTTTGAGTGAAACTAATTCTTGGCGCAGAATCTCATTGTCTTGCTCTGCCATAAACCATCCGAAAAAAGCGAAAAAAATTAAAAAGATACAAATTAGTTCTAGCATTGATTTGCTCTTATTCATTTTTGTTCTCCTAAAATGGTGCAAAAAAGGGTTATAAAAAGGATAAAAAGCGGTTAATCTATGCTGATGTTTCAGGGTTTGGTTTTAGACCAAGTGCAACTGCAATCTCATGGCCTTTGCCATAATGACCTTTGCGTGATCCGCCAATCACTCGATATACGTCATTGATTTCAAAGCCATGTTCTCTTGCAAATTGAGCAAGAGTTTTTCCTTGAGCACGTAATTTCTGCTTCACTTGGGTTGGGGTAAGTGCCGTTTGTTCAGTTGGCATTTGCATGACTCCTTAGTGGTGTTTTTATGTAACACATATGTGTTCTATTGATTCGATATTAGAACTAATTTGTTCTTATTACAACTGGGTTGTTTTTATAAATGCTACATAATTGTTCTGAAAGATTAAAAATTGAGCGGAAAAAAGCCAATTTGAGCCAGCAAAAACTGGCTAGTTTGCTTGAAGTTAGCGATATGACAGTAAAACGCTGGGAATCTGGAACACCTATACCCAGTGACAAATTAGTTCTATGTGGTGAATATGGACTTGATATTGTTTTTATTTTGACAGGGAATCGTATATCTGATGGTTCTCGTGCTGTAGAACCATCAAACGTGGCTGAAGGAGAATTTAAATATATTCCTGTTCATGATGTAGAGGTCTCAGCTGGAGATGGTGCACTTGCATATCATGCAAAAGATTCCTCAAATCGATTGGCATTTCGTACTGATTGGTTAAATAGCCGTGGATTACATGCCAGAGATCTTCATGTTGTTATTGCCCGCGGTGATAGTATGGAACCAACTATTAGTGATAAGGATTCTTTGTTAGTAAATACAGCTGAGAATATGCCAAAAGATGGGCATGTTTATGTTATCCGTTCGGGAGATATGCTTTGGGTGAAACGAATTCAGCGTCATATTGATGGATCATTAATATTGATTTCTGATAATAAATCTTATCCACCAATGCAGATTGATTTAGAATCTACAAACGATGTGAAAATTATTGGCAAAGTCGTTAATTTATCAAAGAACTTTTATTGATATGAAAAAATTAATTTTAATAGCTGGGCTACTTGCATTAACAGGTTGTTCTAAAGAGAAAGTTGCTGAGCAAGGTGAAATTCAAGCAGCTTCAGAGCAACAAGTATCTCAAAACAAATGGCAATACCATCATGAAAAAAATCCAATTGATGATAGTTTTACGGTGGTGGCTTATGTTGAATCTGATGAACCATTAAAACTTGACGGAATTCAGTCGAGACCAAGCTTAATTTTGCGTTGTCAAGAAAATACATTTGATGTTTATTTTGTATTAAATAATACGATTGACTCTGCTGGGAAGGATTATAAATCTTCAAATATCACTTTGCGTTTTGATTCAGAAAAAGCGGTCGACTATTCAATGCGTAGAGGTGAGGATTTACAAACACTATTCTTTAGAAATCCTGTTGAAATGATTGATCCTTTGTTGAAGCACAATAAACTGGCTCTCAAATTTACTACTACAAATAAGAATGTTGCTTTTGTTTCGTTTGATATTCGAGGGCTTCAATATGTGATTTCACCATTAGAGAATGCTTGTAAACTAAAATAATAGAAACTGAGCGGAAGCCCTTCCGCCTGATATAAATAAACTTAAATATACAAACTTAGCCTCATCATTTGATGGGGTTTTTTTGTGAATAAAACTTTTCAAACAGCACTAAAACGAGTGCTTCAACATGAGGGTGGATATGTAAATCATCCTTCTGATCCCGGTGGTGAAACCAATTACGGCATAACAAAAAGTGTTGCACGCCAATATGGCTTTAAAGGCTCAATGAAAGATATCCCGATGTCTACTGTTGAGAAGATTTATAAGAGCCAGTATTGGGATGCAATGAGCTGTGACAGTTTCCCATTCTCTGTGGCTTTTCAGCTTTTTGATGCAGCAGTAAATCATGGGTTGCTTAATGCCCGAAAACTTTTACAGCGTGCTGTTGGTGTGAAAGACGATGGCATTGTTGGCCCAGTAACTTTGGCTGCAATTCGTAAACAACCACAATTTGCATTTATCAGCTTATTCAATTCTAAACGCATTGAGTTCTATACAAAGATTTCAAATTTCAATGTTTTTGGCAAGGGTTGGATGTCGCGGGTTGCTTTGAATTTAGGTTATGCAGCTGAGGATATGTTATGAGCCAATGGAAGCGAAATTTCCGACGTCAGGTCGTCAAAAAACAAAATGCTGCGGTTAATCAAGGTAAGCAAGTTGAACCACAAACTATTCAAGGCGTTGTAGTAAAGCTTAAAAAGCGCTGGATTGTTGAAAATTGGCGTAGTGGTTGGTTGTGGTTATCGAACTGGTTCTTTGCATTAATTGCATATATTCAATTATATGGCGTGCCACCAGAATTGATTCAATTATTCCCGTTAGCAACTCAGAAAGATGTAACAGCTACTTTGGCTGTCTTGGGCTTTTTTACTCGTTTTATTGATCAAAACCGTGCTAAGCCTTTGCCACCAGTTGACGAGGACAATTAATGCAAATCAACCCCGCAACTGTGTTAGCTCTGGTTTCATTTCTTTGTAACTTTGGGCTTGGTGTTTATATCTTTGTTTCAAATCGCCAAGCAGCTAAAGACAAAGAGTTGCAAGAAACTAAAGAGCGTTTGACTCAAGTAGAAGAACGCATTCGTAACATGCCTGATCACCAAGTGATCTATCAAATGTCTGGTGATATGAAAGCCTTAAAAGAGTCTGTTGCGGGGTTGAAAGAACTTATCTCCCCCTTAGCAAAGGCGGTAGATCGTGTGAATGATTACTTATTGCATAACAAGGATTAAATATGAGCTTCGCCAATCATTTAAAAGAAGACATGCGTTTGGTGGTATTGCGCCTTTTACATGAATTACCACAGTACCGTTCTAACTCGTCAGTGCTTGTTGCTGGTCTAGATCGTTTTGGTCATAGCTTTAGCCGGGATCAAGTTAAGACCGAATTACACTGGCTTGCCGATCAGGGGCTAGTAGTCCTTGAAGATGACCTTGGTTCGGTCTTAGTTGTTAAATTGACTGAGCGTGGAATGGATGTCGCCACTGGGCGCATTACAACACATGGCGTAAAACGTCCTTCTGCTTAATGCATAGGAGCAAGTATGGCTAAGTCTTTTATGCATAAATTATCTGATGAACAACGCGCATTTGTAGAAAAGTTACTGCGTGAAGACCGACTGACATTAAATGAAATGCTTGATGAAATTCGTTCTGAGTTTCCAGCAGATTCTATTCCAAGTCGTTCGGCTCTTGGTCGTGAGAAAAAAAACTGGGCTGAAGAAGCCAAGGCTATGCGTGAATTTGCAGCTGCCTCTGAGGTGCTGGTTAAAGAGTTTGGCGAAGACCCAGATGATAAAGGCGGCATGTTATTGGCTCAAGCAGTACAAGCCATTGTGACCAAAAAAGCACTGGATGAACTGACCAATACTGGTGATGATCCTGAAAAACCAAAAATGGATATTGATGCTGTTGGAGCTTTAGCACGTGCTGCCCGTGCAGCGATGATGACTAAGGAAAAGGCAATGGATAATCGTGAAGAGGTTCGTCGTCAAGCACGTGAAGAATTGCTAAAAGAACAAGATGAAAACCTCAAAAGAGAAGCAGTTTCACAAGGTATGGGTGAAGAACAAATCCAATTCTGGCGTGAAAAAATTCTAGGAATTAAACGATGAATGCACCTAAACCTCGGCATGATACAGTCCGTATTGTTGATTGGGATGAGTTGCCAGAACGAGCAAGAATGCTGCCAAACAGTTTAAATCCATTTAATGACGGTGTACTTATGAAACACCAAATCGAATGGATTAAGATTTCAACAGCAATAAAAGCATGTCCTAAAGGTCGTCGTACTGGTATTACATTTGCTGAATCATTTGATGCTGTACTCACAGCCGCAGCAAATAAAGCTGCTGGTGGTATGAGTGTTTTTTATATCGGTGATACCAAAGAAAAAGGTCTAGAGTTCATCGGCTATTGTGCCAAATTTTCACGCGTCATTGCTGAAGCTCAAGGTCAAGGCATTTCTCAAATTGAGGAATTTCTTTTTGAAGACCAGAATGATAAGGGTGAAACACGCTTAATTAATGCCTATCGAATTCGATATGCAAGTGGTTATCAAATTGCGGCTCTATCAAGTCGTCCAGAAAATATTCGTGGTTTGCAGGGAAAAGTCGTTATTGATGAAGCTGCATTCCATCCAGATGTACAAGGTGTGATTGATGCAGCTACAGCATTATTAATCTGGGGTGGACGTATTGCAGTCATCAGCTCACATAATGGGAAAAACAATCCATTTAATCAATTTGTAAAAGAAATTGAGGAAGGTGTGTTTGGTGAGGATGGTAAAACATTAACTGTCACGTTTGATGATGCTGTTGCAAATGGATTATATGAGCGCTACTGCTTCATGGAAGGAATTGTTCCTACAATAGAAGGTAAACAAAAATGGTATAGCAGAATCCGCAAAGGTTACGGTAATCGTAAAGCGGCTATGCGCCAAGAGCTTGATGCAATTCCTCGTGATGGTTCTTCTGTATGCCTGCCTCAACTATGGGTTGAGCGTGCAATGACTGAAACACGTACAGTTTTGCGCTTGTCGTTAGGTGATGAATTTAAGGAACTTACACCTGAACAACGTGATGCTTATATTGATGAGTGGATTCAGCAGAATCTTGAACCTGAACTTAAGAAACTTGATAAGACCAAACAACATGGCGCAGGTCAAGATTATGCACGCCATCGCGACTTTAGTTACATCATGCCTTTTTTCATTGAGAAAGATTTACGACGGGTTATACCATTTACGATTGAGATGCATAACGTTCCAGCACGAATGCAGAAAACTATCCTATGGTATATGTTAGATAGATTGCCACGCTTTGGCGGCATTGCCATGGATGCAACAGGTACGGGTGAAACTCTTGCCGAATATACTGCTGAAAAATATGGTGAGCATATGGTCCATCAAATCAAATTGAACCGTAATTGGTACGGATTGTGGACCCCAAAATTGGTTACAGCATTTGAAGATGACATGATTGATCTTCCTAGAGATGACAACCTAAAAAATGATTGTGCTGCTATTGAAGAGGTAGACGGCATTCATATGGTCACAAAAGCTCGTACAAAAGATTTAAAAGACCCTGAGCTTTATCGTCATGGTGATGGTGCGGTTGCGATGATTTTGGCTTGGTTTGCCAGCTTACATTTATCAAATGCGATTGAGTTTATTCCACTTCCATCTAAAACTGATATTGAAAATAATCCTGATGATTATGATGGTTGGTATGGTACTGCTGGGTGCTATTAATTCATAAGTTTACTGACCAAGCTGGTTTATAGATTTATAAATCTTTATAAACGCGATTTAAGCGATTTCTTTTGTGATTTGCTGCAATGATGCATAAAACGAATTAAATCGCTTAAATCGCCTTTCAATGCTTTAAAAAAATATCAAACTGAGCGGAAGTCCTTCCGCCTGATTTTTTCCCTCTATAAGTCCAACAATGATGCAGAATCCACAATCTGTATTTGCATCTCATGGCTAAAAAAGACCGTACCTCTAAAAAACAAGATCGAACTGCATTGGAAGCCCAACAAACAGCTGAAGTATCTTGGTTGTCTAATCAGTGGCAAGACCATCCAGTTGTTGGGATGACGCCACAACGCTTACACCAATTGTTGACAGATGCTGAGCAAGGCAACTTGCAGGCTCAAGCAGATTTGTTTTGTGATATGGAAGAGCGTGATGGGCATATTTTTGCTGAGATGGATAAACGCAAAAAAGGTGTCAATGAGTTAGCGTGGGGTGTAAATCCCCCCAAACGTGCCAGCGAACAAGAAAAAAAGATTGCAGAAGAAGTACAAGAATGGATTGATGATATTAAAGATTTTGAGATGTTCTTGCTCAATGCAATGGATGCCGTGGGCCATGGCTATTCATGTCAGCAAATTCACTGGAAAAGATTAGGGAATCTATGGCTACCAAAGAGCTTTGAGCACATTGGCCCACGTAATTTCATGACACCTCACAATCAGCTGAATTGCTTACGCCTAAACGATGGTTCGGTTGAAGGTGCTGAGTTTTGGGATTACGGGTGGTTTAATCATATCCATCAAGCTAAATCAGGTTATATCAGTCGCGCTGGTCTGTACCGTGTTCTTGCATGGCCTTTTGTCTTTAAGAATTATTCTGTTCGCGATGTGATGGAATTTCTAGAAATTTATGGCCTGCCAATCCGAATCGGTAAGTATCCATCTGGTGCAACAAATGAAGAGAAAATGACCCTACAGCGTGCGGTCATGCTAATTGGTCGGCATGCAGGTGGAACCATTCCTAATGGGATGAGCATTGATTTTGAGTCGGCTGCTGATGGTGACACAGCGAACCATATGAATATGATCAAATATTTTGAGCAGATTCAGTCAAAAGTTATTGTTGGCGGTACTTTACTTTCACAAGCCGATGGTAAAACTTCAACAAATGCCCAGTCAAAAACACATGAAGTTCAATTTCAAACACTGGTGAAGTCTGATGCCAAGCAATTGGCACGTTCTATTACCGACAATCTCATTGATTACTTGATGCGATTGAATTACCCCAATATTCCTAAAGACCGCTATCCAGAGTTTTACTTTGATACCAGCGATGTTGAGGACATGGAGGTATTTAGTAATTCGCTTGAGAAGTTAGTCACTGTGGGTATGAAAATACCTTTGTCTTGGGCACATGAAAAACTAGGTATTCCACAGCCAGCAGACGATAAAGAACCTGTACTTGGGATTGTGCAGCAGCCAAATCAAATACCTAACCTAGCTTTGAATACCTTCCAGCCAAATTTATTAAACAGTTTGATTGCTGCAAACTCTTCCCAGTTACCTGTTGAAGAACAGGCATTACAACTGCTAGTGAAAGATCAATCTGAGAACGCACAAGCTACCGCTGAAGACTGGACCAAACAATTGCTTGCAAAAATTGATGCTGGCAATGAAGATGAAATTTTAGCACTACTTCAGGATGTTTACCCGGCAGATGATGAACCGGCTTTGCAAGAAAAATTAACTCGATTGATTTTTGCTGCTGAAGTGATGGGTCACTTAAGTGTTCAAGCGGAGCAAAGCTAATGCCTACTGCTCAACGTCCAGAGTTGAAAGCTTTATTCGAACTACCGCCAAGTGATGCCATTTCTTATCTTGAAAAAAAGGGTTTTAAGATTGGTTGGGATTGGCATGAAACCTTGGATAATGCCCACAGTCGTGCCTTCACTGTTGCTAAAGTTGCACGCATGGATCTATTGCAAGATATTCGTCAATCATTGATTAGTGCGATGCAGCAAGGCCAAACACTGGAGCAATGGAAAGCCAGCATTACCCCAACGCTTCAAAGTAAGGGTTGGTGGGGAAAGAAAACCGTCATAAATCCTGAAGGACGTGAACAAGAGGTCCAACTGGGAAGCCCGCGACGTTTGCGTACAATCTACGATACCAATATGCAATCCGCATTTGCAGCTGGACGCTATAAAGCCATGATGGCTGGCAGTGAAACTAGGCCCTATTGGGAATGGCGACATATTACGATTAGTAATCCCCGTAAACAGCACGTTGCCTTGGACGGTCGATTATTCCGTTTTGATGATCCCTTCTGGAGTGTTGCTTACCCGCCCAGTGAGTGGGGTTGTAAATGCCGGGTAATTGCACGCTCAGCCCGTGAGGTTGAAGGAAAAGAAATTTTATCCAGTGATGGACATGAAACTGAAATATATGAGCGTGTTGGTATAGACCGTAATACGGGTGCTGATGTCATTGCTAAACGCAAGCAGTTTGATATTCCAACAAAAGACGGGAAATTAACATTTGCACCTGCTGCCGGGTTTAATGGCTCTCCAGCTTCAAGTTATTTAATGGACGACGTGATGGTACGTCGTGCAACTGATTTAATGGGTGAAGCCAAGGGCTTACAACAGGCACAACAGTTGATTACTAATCACAATCTTTCAAAAGTTAATGAGAGTTTTGTGAAAAATGCTCTGAGCCTTTCAAAACCGAAAAAACAGTTTAGCCCAGTTGGTGTACTTCAATCTGATTCAGTTGGGTTTTTATCTGCACAGGGTCAATCACTTGAATCTAAAATGGTTTGGATGCGTGATGATGTGATTGTGAATAAAAAATACTCTGATATCTCTGTGTCTGTGTTGAGTACATTGCCTGATTTAATCTCCAAGGTAGAGCAGAAACTTTGGGATAAACAAACCCAAACACTATTTTATTTATTACCAGATGATGTGGTTGTTGAGTTAAAGATTGAGTCAGGTCATTTGCAAGTTTCACGAATCTTCAAAGGCATGCCTTCCAATGATTTTGAGGTGATTCAATGAATGTAATTCAGATTAATGATGATGCTCTACAAACCCGGCTGACCAAAGTTGCTGCTGCAATGCAGGATACAACCCAACTTGGGCATGCGATTGCACTTAGTCTTGATACGGTTACACAGGATAATTTTGATAGTGAGGGTCGCCCAAAATGGGCAGGATTAAGCCCGAATTATGCAAAGAAACGTAAGCCGGGTAAGTTGCTATTTCAAACGGGTCATTTGCGTAGAAGCATTACAACATCTGTCACATGTGATAGTGTCACTATTGGCACAAATGTTATATATGCAGCGATTCATCATTTTGGTGGAACAATCAAGCATCCGGGTGGAACTCGATATGTCATTCGTGATGGTCGTGCACAGTTTGTGAGTAATGGATTTACTGGGCCTACAGCTGGTGTAACAAAACCTCATAATATTGATATGCCGCCACGTCCTTATTTACCAATGGATGAGCGCGGATTCTTACAACGTGAAGCTGAAGATGCTGTCTTTGATGATGTTGATTTTTACTGGCACAAAAGCTTTGCATAAAAATAATTAAAACTGGGCGGAAGTCCTTCCGCCTGATCTTTTCTTTCTCTCCAATCTAATCTCATAACATCTTTTTAAAAGTAGATGTTATGCCTAAATCAATTCTTGTTGCTTCATGCTCATTTGACTTGAATGCTACATCGACTCGTCTAGTCCTTGTTCCTGAAGGAACATTTAGCGGTGTTGATGGACGACCTTTTGATGCTCCACACTGGATACTTACTCCAGAGCGTGGTGAACAGATTGTTGCTGCATTAAATCAACGTGCAGTTGATATGGTGATTGATTATGAACATGCCACATTGAAAGCACAGGAAACTGGTGAACCAGCTCCTGCTTCAGGCTGGCTCAAGGCAGCATCTTTTTCATACATCAAGGGAGTTGGCATATGTAGTACTAATTTTAAATGGCTCGATAAGGCTAAAGAACATATCGAGAAGGAAGAATATAAGTATTTATCACCCGTTCTTTTTTATACCAAAAATACTGGTGAAGTCGTTGGACTTCATAGTGTCGCATTAACCAACACCCCGAACTTAGACAATCTGCCCGAGGCTCAACTTGCTGCCTTGGCACAGGATTACTTTACCCAAAATTCACCACAGGAATCTGAAATGGATGAGTTATTAGACCAACTGCGTTGGATGTTAAATCTGCCACTATCTGCAACAGCAGAGGAAATTTTGGCAGAACTTAACAAGCTGTCAGCGCAAATCAAAGAAAAAATTGGTGTTGCCGTCGCTGCAAATGGTCAAAACCTTTTTGATGCATTAAATGCAATTGATCAACTCAAGGTTGCAGCAAATAGTCAAGCCACGGTTGATCCGACCCAATTTGTGCCTATGAGCGTATATCAAGAGGCTGTAAACCAAGCAGGTGCAGCTGAAGCAGCTCAAAAATCTAAAGAAATTGATGATCTCATTGTGGCTGCATGTAGTGATGGTCGTTTGACTGGTCAATCAACCATTGCATGGATGAAGGATCAGGCAAAAACCAATCCCGATTTTGTTAAGGCTCATCTTGAAAGCCTCCCGAAAATTGCAGCTCTAACTCAACGCCAAACTGAGCAAGTGAACTTGGCTGCAAACCATCAACAACAACCTGTTGTAGATGATATTACCACTAGCATTGCAACCCAGTTAGGGCTTGATCCATCAGATTTAGGAGCTAATCAATGACATATATCCAAAATGGAATCGTCACAGAAATGCGTGATGGTGAGCTAATCCCTGTTCCATTAAAAGCTGGTGCAGTGGTTCTAGTTGGGACTTTCGCGTTAGTTGATGACAGGGGATTCGCAGTTGGCTCTGCTGCTGCAATTGCAGCAACACAAAAGGTTGTGGGTGTTTGGGATGGTTCAGCAGACAACACAGATGGTGAAGCTGGTGATGTTTTAGCGTGTGCTCGTCGCAAAAAACAATTCTTGTTCCGTAATTCAACAACTGATGCTGTCACACAGGCTGAATTTGGTGATGAGGTTTTTGTGGAAGATAACCAAACCGTCGCTAAAACAACAGGTGCTGGCCTTCCGGTTGCAGGCAAATTTATGGGTTTTGATACGCAATTTACTGACTGCGTTTGGGTGGAGATTTAATTAATGATTATTACTGAACAAAATGGCGCTCGTATTCTGAATGCTTTAAGCACAAGCCTTAAGCTGGTATTCAAAAACGCTTTTGATGCGGCTCCTAGCAACTATGCGAAAGTTGCAATGGAAGTTCCAAGTACTGGTGCATCTAATACTTATGCGTGGACGGATCGTTTTCCTGCTTTACGTAAGTGGATTGGTGATAAAGCGGTTAAAAAATTAACAGGTCATGCCTATATTCTGGTCAATGAAGATTATGAGGCTACTGTTGAAGTAGATCGTAATGATATTGAAGACGATAACTTGGGTATGTACACCATCGAAACTCAGGCTGCTGGTCAATCAGCTAAAGAATGGCCTGATGATCTTGTCTTCACCGTTTTAACAAAAGGCTTTGAATTAAAGTGTTATGACGATAAACCTTTTTATTCAACTGATCATAAAGTTGGTGAAGGTAAAAATGCCAAAGTCTTTTCTAATAAACTAACCAAGGCATTAAGTGTATCCTCACTGGCAGCTGCACAAGCAAGTCTTGGTGCTGCAATGACCATGATGCAAGAATTAAAAGATTCTGAAGGTAAGCCACTCAACTTAAAAGCAAATCTTTTAGTAGTGCCTCCAGCATTACGAGAAATTGCTAATGCCTTGATGACTACAGATCGCCTAGAAGATGGGAAGGTAAATCCATATAAAGGCGAATTTGAAGTATTGGTATGTCCTTGGTTAGATACAAAAACTGAATGGCACCTTTTGGATTCCTCTCGTCCAGTCAAACCAATTGTTTATCAACCCCGTAAAAAGCCAAACTTTGTTGCTCAATTCGACATGAACAGTGACAGCGTCTTCATGCGTAAAAAATATCGTTACGGTGTTGAAGCGCGTGGTGTTGCTGGTTTTGGTTTATGGCAAATGGCTGTCGGTTCTACTGGTACTCAGGCATAAGGTGAATTGATATGTATGCAACGGCAGACGCGATGATCAAAAAGTTCGGTGAGCATGAGTTAATCCAGCTTACTGATAATGAAGAATCTGAATATTTAGATGCTATTAACTACGATAAGTTGAATGCAGCTCTGCAAGAAGCTAATTCAGAAATTGATGGTTATCTGATGGGTCGCTATAAGCTGCCGTTGCAAACTGTTCCACCATTCCTTGAAAGCCTTGCTTGCCATATCGCGCGCTACCATGTCTGTACTGGGGCAATGACTGACGATGACCCGATCCGCACACGCTATGTCGATGCCATCAACAAATTGAAAGATATTTCTAAAGGTATTGTTGGTGTTGGTGGTACGCCAGCTGGTGAATCTGAGCCTGTAAAAACTTCATCTAACAATGTGATGTTTCAAGTTGGACGTCATGATTTTGGAGGTAAAGGCTGGTGATTAATTTAAGTGTTGTCGAACAAGGCCTTAAACAAGTCATGGCTAATCAGGTCACTGATAAAAAATGGACTTGGGTTCGTCAAATCAAAACGTATGGTGGGGAATTTGATGATGGCTTGACTGCTATTGTTAAAGCATTTCCAGCCATTTGGGTGGTTTTTGAGGGTTCTGGCACCCCTAAAAAGATCAGTTATAACAAGACTGAATATCCATTGAAATTTGTGGTGTTAGTTGGTACTCGCTCCGTTCGTAGTGAAGAAGCAAGACGCCAAGGCGCTGCAAGTGATATTGGTACGTATGAAATGTTGGACCGAGTGCAGCAACTTTTGATTGGCAATGACTTGTCATCAGTTGGCATCAAAGGGCTTGCGCCATTGGAACTGGGTCGCACCAAAACTATCTTCAACACTAAAACCGCTAGTCAATCAATTAGTGTGCTTTCTCAAGAATTTACAACGCAATACACAATTACTGCTTCTGATCGTGACCGTGAAGAGGCTGATGAATCTATCGGTGAAATCCACCGTATCAATGTCGATTATTTCTTTGAGCCGGGTGATGACGTCGTGGACGCTTCTGATCTGGTTGAACTGAAGGAAAAATAATATGCCAATTCCTGCTGGTATTAAAACACCGGGCGTTTATACAGACGTCAATATCAATACCCTCCGCACAGGGCTTCCAGCCAATGAGCAAAAAGTACTTTTTGTGACGCTAGATGTTTTGTCCGGACAATTCACCCCAGTTGATGTTTATGACACAGCTGGAGCCGACGCTAAGTTCGGTACAAATTCACAAGCAGGTCGCATGATTAAAGCTGCGGTTAAGACCTATCGTCTTGTTAATGCTCAAGCTGTCGCACTTGCAGTGGAAGGCGTACAAACACAAGCAGCTTTACATACCGAAAATGGTGATCCGCTTTTAACAGAAGGCGGCGCTTTAATTGAACCTTGAGGTATTCATTGATGGCTCAACAAACAATTGTTATTGAAGTACCCGGCAAATCAATTAGTGAGCTTGAACCAACTTCAAGCGTTTCACCTAATGATGTCTTGCCAGTGGTTCAAGGTGAAGAAACAAAGAAAGCGCCATTAGAGCAAGTAGCTGATCTTGTCAAAGCTGGGTTGGGTTCTGCTGCATCAAAAAATGTGGAAGATTTTGCAACACCCGATACTGTTTTATCAGTAGCTCAAGCAAGCCAGTTACGGGATGATGCACAAAATGAACGTATTGATAACGTTGAATATTCAGTGACTACGATTGCGAATGGTACTGATGCTTCATTCAATACTTATGCTGAGATGATTGCATATACACCACCACAAGCGAATGTTTCTGTGCGTGTTAATGCAGACCCTGATCCTGAAAAAAATGGAACATATACTTGGAATGGCAGTACATATACAAAAGGTTTTGATCTAAAACTGGCTGTTATTCAAGAAGCTGAAGAATTTATTTTGAATAATAAAATCGATGCGTCATTGGTATATGAAGAATTAAAAGGATTCGCACTTTTTTCTGATAGTCATTTAGTTGCCTCAACAGTAATTTCAACTTTTTTTATTGAAGTCCAAGCTGGTGACATCTTAACCGTACAGTCAGCACTGGGTGACAGTAATACTGGAAATAAAATTGACTATGCATTTCAGCTAGATACTAATCGAAAAATGAAGTCTGTATTGTTTTCATATATATCGACTGGCTTAAATGTAATGCAAACATATTCTGTGACCGCGCAAGAGAAAGGATTTATCGCATTACGTGTTAGAACTGGCGATCCAAGTTTTAGTTATGATATTTCAAAACAGGAAAATATCTTTGTAACGCCAACATTACTCAAATCTGAAAAGAATGCGAACCTCGGTATCGTAGAACATGTTTCATCATTGCCGATTTATCAAAAGCAAGATTTCAGTAATAGTCAATATGAAATCGGATATGTGATTAATATTGATGGTACAAAAACAAATACATCAGATACGACGTGGAGAAATTATTATATTGATGTAAAACAAGGTGATGTTGTAGAGGTATTCGCAACAACTGGCGATGGTACAACAAACTTAGATATGTCTTTTGTAGCACAACTGAGCAAAGACAAGACCTTCTTAAATAATTTAAAATCATTTAAGACCACAGGTTATGCTTATAACATTGCTTCAGCTACAGTTGTCGCTGAAAAAGAAGGTTATATTTATATTCGTGCAAGAGTCGGTACAAAGCCTAAAATCCTAAGAACTCGTGCTAACTTCATGCAACGTTCTGATTTTGGTTTGATGCTTGAAGAAAACATTGTAACTACGACTGATCTCACAAATTACCCATATTTTGATACTAATTATATCTATGATGTCGGTGGTATTAAAACCAGTGTGCCTATTGAATCTGGCTGGCGAAGTTACTTCTTTGAATGTGATAAGGGAGATATTTTTACATATAATGGCAGAGTCGGTTCAGGCACTGTTGGTCAACAGATGCTCTATATTGCACAGTTTGACAGTGATAAGAATTATCTTGGAACATTAGCTACATATATTTCAACGGGAAATAATTCTGCAATAGCAAATCTTGTAGGAACAGCAACACAGTCTGGTTTTGTGTATGTCCGTGCACGGACCATGACCGCTGCAAATCCAGCTTATACAATCTTTAAATCATCCAAAAATTTTGCTTCAAATTCTGATGTATCCAAGGCATTAACAAAAGTTTCTGCTATTGATATGAAGTTAAATCAGACTATTGGAATCATTAATGACACTGTTCAACTAAAAGTTGAGGAAGCATTAGACGGTAATATCGATCAAAAGATCAATGATATTGCAGCTGAGAAAGTCACTGAAATTGCAGCAAGCACTATTGAGTCTAATGTTGCTGAGGCAATTGCTAATAGTGATGTTTCAAACATTACAAAAGTTGATGTACAGCTTGAAAAATTACCAGTCTCCACATCGAATGACCATGGCTACAACTTTGCCCCGTTTACTCAAAATAATGTAGTTACTTTTGATGATTATCAATACGTTATTGTTATAGATAAGAATAGAAACCCTATTATTTTGCAACGTTATAAGTTTGGTGCATGGACTACTTTTGATCTATCAACAGTTGAAGGAAATCCATTCTCTGCACCCAATGTTGGCGATGGGCATAACAATTTCGGCCTTACCGTGACAAAAAATGGTTTTATTTTAATTACTGGTAATCATCACAACAATGTATGTCGCTGTGTAATTAGCAATAATCCGCATGATATTTCTGGATGGCAACGAATTTATTATACAGATTCAACTGTTGTCACATATCCGCGATTTGTTCGTTATCCCGATGGTACAACACAGGCTTTTTGGCGTGAAGGCCAATCAGGTGATGGTGCTTTTTTTGCATCAATTTTTGATGATGTGAATAAAGTTTTTAATGCAAAGGCCAAACTCATAGATCAGGCGAGTACAGTTGTATCCAATCCATATGAACAACGTGTTGGAATTGCTTCAGATGGGTCACTGCATCTTTGCTGGGGATACCGTACGCAATCATCATCAGCGAATACTAATTTTGGTATGTTTTACGCGAAATCTTCAGATAAGGGAGTGACGTGGACAAGCGCAAGTGGCGCAAATTCATATGCTTTACCACTGAATGATGTTCGTTCTGAACTAATCTTTAATGCACAGGCAGGTTCAGGCTTTGTAAATCAAAATGGTGGTTGTTGTGATTTAAGCTCCCACTATCACACTGTTATTACGCAATATGATGGTAATGACAAAACTCAGATTTGTCATATCTGGTTCGACGGATCGACATGGAAAAGTGAGTTAGTAAGTGACTTTACTTTTAAGTATGACCTGTCAGGACCATTAACTACAAATCAACTATCTCGTCCACTAATTGCGGTAACACAGTTTGGGAAAATCTTTGTTCTATACCGAACTTCACATATGAATCGTCAAAATCACATTCGTTGTATTGATGTCTCAACACCAAATGCTCCTATTGATTTCTGTCTCACAAAATTCAATATGAATTTACTTGAACTAAGCTTGAACACTGACTATGCAATAAATAGTAATGAGTTGGTATTCCTATTAAGTCGAGGTGCAGGTGATGTTGAAAATGCACTCTGGAAAAACCAAAGCACTTACTTGCTTACCGCACCTTTAATGATTTAAAAGATAGGTATTAATCATGACTCTTCAAAATACACTCGATACAATCAAACCACTTGGTCACACAATCATTGCAGTGTCAGCTCCGCCAGCTGTTGGAGCTGACACAACTGCATGGATCGACCACTTAACCGCAGTCAGCGACTCAATTGAGCAACGTCCAGCAATTCTAGTTGTACCTTTTTCTGATATTGAAGCAGCTGAAGCTTTTGCGGCACAAGCTCCAGTAAAAACCAATTATCGTGTGATCTGCCCTTGCTATCATGGTGCAACTGGTCAAGAACCTGAAATTGCCGCAGCAATCGCAGCAGCTTTAGCCGATTCTAACGACCCGGCATTGCCATTCAATGGTGTCAACTTAGGTGGTCTTACACCTGTTGCTGATGAGTTCAAGCTAACGTTTGAACGTATGGAAGCAGCAATGAATAAAGGCGTTTGTATGATTGAAACGGGTGCAGACGGTAAACCGGAAATTGTTCGTGCCATTTCGACTTATCGTATGAACCCGGATTCTGGTGAGTCTGACGATCTTATGCTTGATATTAACTGTGTATTGATTGTTGACTACACACGTAAAGTCGTGCGTCAGGACCTTAAAAAAGAACCTCGTCGTAAAAACACGGCTGCTCAACGCCGCAATATTAAATCTATTATTTCAGCTCGTTTGATTCAGCTTGAAGATGCTGAGATTCTTGAAAATGTGCGTGAAAGTCTAGATGAGATTGTTGTGACTCCGGATGCAACAGATCAGTACCGTGTGAATGTGAAAGCCCCAGCTCATTTAGTACGTGGTATGCATGTGATTGCACCAACGCTCGATATTTATTAATTATCCCTTCGACTTTTAAAAGGCCGCTTATTGCGGTCTTTTTTCATATTGAGCGGAAGTCCTTCCGCCTGATTTTATTTTTATATGCATTAGACAATGGGACATCTTAAAAAAGAGTGTTGAACAATGTCTGAAGATGCAGTTGGTGCAATCGTCATGAGCTTTAACGGGCTTGACTATGACGTTGCTCGTTTTACATCAGCAATTACTACGGGCAACCGCCCAGTCCCTACAATGAACCGTAAAAAACGGGTGAAGTATAAATCAGAAGGCATCACAACCTATCAATTAACAGCTTCTGTAGTCATTCCTAATGGTAAGGATTCAGTTAATTGGTTAGCAGTTAAAGATGGTCGTCTTTCTGTTGAATCGCCTGATGGTAATTACCGTGAAACCTTTATTGATTGTAACGTGCAGTCAATTAGTAAGTCATATGAAGTAAATGGTGAAACCATGCGTGACTTGGAAATGTTCTGCTTAGATTATCTTGATGAAACACTATAGGTGTATGAAAAATGAGTCAAATTGAAGGTACTTTACCCACAGCTTTGAAAAAGTTAGTCGGTCAAACTGATATCAAAAGCCGAAATATTGTGATGCGTCAGCCTACTGCAATTGAATATCTTGAAGCTCAAGCAAAAATTGGAGTTGGGCAATTTGTTCATATTGCTGATTTGGCAGCGATGACTAAGCTTGTTGATGATGAAGGTGATGAGCATGAAATCACTTATGACATGCTGGGTCATTCATCCCGTGCAAATTTGAAATACCTTGAAGGCTTACGTGATGCCTTAGATGCAAAGGAAGCAGCCGAGAGTTCAGAGCAAGAGCAAGAATCATCAGAAGACTGATGGATATTGGTGTGCCTTATGATCGAGCGGCTGATATGCCGCTTGATCAGGCTGCGGCCTTACTCAGTGATGAGCGGCTTGATAATACTCATCAACAAAATACACCTAAACCACAATCATCTGTCACCACTCAAACCCAATCAAATGGGTCTAGTTCTACCGTGACAAAAACTTATGTGACTAATGTTCGTAGACATTCAAAACCAAAGGGCTAAGCTATGAGCGGAAGCAACTCTACAGTTTCTTTGACATTGCAGATTAAAGGCCAGCAAGCTGCCCAAGAGATGAAACGCATCTCCGATCAGCAAATTCAAGCCACCTCTAAAATTAATACGCAATGGACACAGGTTGCCTCTGCTCAAGCTAAGTTTGTAAATACAGCTAAAGTTGGTACACGTGAGACTTTGAATACAGCCCGTGCCGGGGACCAGTTACTACGTACAAACAAGATGCTTGAGGGAGTTTTACGTCAACAATCAATTCAGACAAAACTTCAAAGCCAGCTTTTAAAACAACAGGTTGGTTCAGCACAACAGCTAGCAAACTGGTCAAAACAAGTTGAACAATCTAGTAAGCGTACACATCAATCAACCCAACAGACAATGTCATTGTGGCAGAAAGTTTCAACCATTGGTGGAGTTGCAATTGGGGCTGGCTATGCTCTACAGCAACCTATTAAACGTACTGTGGATTATGACCGCGATTTGCATTATGCAGCTCAAAAACTATCAGATTCACCAACTGACTGGAATAACACCAAAGATTGGATGAATAAGATTGTTGTAGGAAATGCGATTAATGGTGGTGTTGATCGTGATCAATCATTCCTCGCAATGGATGCATTAATTGCTAATGGTGCTTACAACGATAACGATCTTCAGAAAATGAAATCAAACCTAGCACGAGCACATTTTGAGGCTGGTAAGTCAGCACTTGCTTCAGGTGGTGATATTCTTGATTTTGCTCAAGTTGGTGTGGCTGCCAAATCTCGTAATTTGAATGAATCCAAAGTTCAAGCTATGGTCATTAAAGCAGACGATTTAGGTGCAATGAGTGCAAAAGATATTGCAAAAGCTTTACCAGCGCAGCTTGGAAAACTTTCTGTTGATAAGGTAAATAGTGAACGTGCTGTTGCTCAACTCATTGCTTTAAATGAAATTGCAATGAAAACTGCTGGTACATCTGGTGAAGCTGACACAAACGTCCAAAACTTTCTAGGAAAAATGTATTCATCAGATACTATTGAACGTCTAAAAAAGAAACAAAGTATAAATTTGCCAGATCGTTATGCGGCTGGAAAAAATAACGGCAAAACAGATTTTGATGTTTTTTATGACGTTGCTGATGAAATCTTAGCTAAAGATAAGAGAATGCAAGCCATTGTAAAAAAAATGGTTGCGGCGAAAAATGATTCACAGGCTCAAGCAATTTTAGAAACGCAACAAGGTATATATGAACAATCTGGTTTAGCTGCAATCTTGCCTGATCAACAATCTCTAATGACACTTGTTGCCATTAAGCGATATAAAAAACAATGGGATGAAATGACCGATACAGCCCTTACTAAGGGTGAACAAACCAGAGACCTCAAATATAATTACAATAAAACTGAATTAGCATCAGTTGGTATTAACTCCTTTGATGTTACAAGAAAAAATGCTGAATATCAGACTTTACAAGATTCAACTAAACTGCTTGGAGATATGGGCCAAAAAGTGGCTGAAGTAACTAATAAGTACCCAGCTTTAATTACTGCAATGGGGGCATCTGAACTAGCATTAAAGGCTCTAGCATTTTCTGCTGGTGCTGCTGCCTTAGCACAACTTGCTACTAACAAGAAAGTGGATGTACCTAATTTACCAAACACAACAAATGGTGGTGGTACTGGTTCAAAAGTAGGTGGACTGCTTAAGGCTGCTGGCTTGGGGGCTTTGGTATATGAGGGTGCGAATGGTTTAGTTAAAGGGCTTGATTTAGGAGTAGAAGCTGTTACAGGTTATAAGCCAGAGCGTAGAAGCGCTATGGAAATGTATCTAGATTCTCATAAAAATAATGAACAATCTCAGAAAGAAGTCATTCAACAACAAGAAAAATGGTTTGCGCCATTGTTGGATAAACAAGACAAACAAAACGCTTTAAGTCAGGAGCTGATTAATAAAATCAATACATTAATTAATGTGACAGGTCAGAATAAACCTACCATTAATTTTAGTGGTGGCCTATTGGGTGCAATTTCTGAAAATGCAGCAGCTCAAGAAAAACGCCATGGTGCTCCAAACGTACCTTTTTATTTGCAAAAACACTAAATTGGGCGGAAGCCTTTCCGCCTGATATAAATCACTTATATTTCCCATTATAGCCTCACTAGATGTGAGGCTTTTTGTTATGGGTTGGGATACAGATTTACAAGATGCAAGTTTTCGTGGTGTGCAGTTTGAATGTACGTCCACCAAGGATACTTCATCCAAAACTCTTGCTATCAAACAAGCCCCATATTCAGATGAAGCTGAAATTGAAGATATGGGTAATGAACCGCGTCGAATTTCGATTCAAGCGGTTTATACCGGGTCTGACTATTTAACTTGGGTCAATGCTTTAGAATCGGCTTTGCTAGCGACTGGATCAGGTGAACTCATTCATCCAGTGTTTGGTGTTCAGCAGGTTAATGTTGTTAATCATCAAGTTGATCATGATGCTGAAAATCCAGACTTTTGCAGCATTTCAATTGAGTTCATTAAGGCAAAGGCTGAAAAGCGTGAGCTGTTTGTACCTGTTGCTGTACCTGAGAAAATTGCCACAACAACTATTATTGATGCTCCAGCTTCAGCATTAGAAAGTGCCTTAGAAAAACTCAAAATTGCAGACAGTGATAAATTATTTAGTACAGTCAATACGATCCGCAACGGTATCGATCAGGCACGTACCTATTTAGGTGTTGCAAAACAAGCAATTGAAGATGTTTTATCACCTGCTGACTGGATTGTTGGACTCGTTGATGACGTCACCAAGCTTGTGACCTTTGATACCAATATTTCTGCTTTATCGAAATGGCGTGATGTGGTTCATCGTGTTGAGCGTTTTGAAAATCTTTTTCAAGATGATGATGACTCTCCAGAGTTACAACGTGTTTGGCGCTCAACACTTGCTGCTAGCCAAGTTGCTATTGCACAGCAAGTTGTTGCAACTACACGCTCAGAAATGGCAAACAATCAAGAAATCAGCTTTACACCAGTTGATTTAGCACTTGTACGAAAAAAAACACGTGAAGTACTTCAGCAAGCTATCCGTGAAGAACGTGCCATTAATACGTTTGAAAGCATTACGCAAATTCAAGTCTACAAAGACGTTGCTGCTCAGATTCAGGATCAAATCCAAGAACTCATTGAAACACGTCCACCAATTACAAAAACTCAAATTCCAGTGCCTTGCACCCTGCATTGGTTAGCCCACTATTTATATGGCGATATGAGCCGTGCTGATGAAATTCGTCGTTTAAACCCTGATTTAGTGAATCCTGCGGCATTGCAGGTCGGCATGGAGCTAACCATCTATGCAAGATAATCATGGTAATGAAATTCGCCTAGTGATTGCTGGTCTTGAAGCTAAAGGCTGGGATCAGGTTGAAATAGACAGCCAGATTGATACACCTGCCGAAAACTGGAGCTTTACGCTATTTGAAACAGGCTCACAAGCCTTAAATGCTGATATTAAAGGCAGTGCAAAAGTACAAGCTTACTATGCAAATCAAATCATTTTAACAGCTGTTGCTGATCGTATTTCTGAAGCTGTAAGCCGTGACGGCTATGGCCTACAGGTTTCTGGTCGTGACCTCGTTGGTCAGTTGATTGATTGTTCTGTGCCTATTTTCAACGGCCGTCAAATTACTCTTGAAGAGTTGGTAGGTCGCTATGTATTAGGCGGTGACTTGGGTTCACTGTTTCATGATGTACGCATTCAAGACAATGCGTGGTTGAAGAACAAGGTGTCGGTTGAGCCGGGTGAATCATTATGGGATTCATTGACCAAGGCAGCTCAAATCACTGGACAACATGTCTGGCTTGATCCTGATGGAACACTACAAATCGGTGACCCATTTGCTAATCCTTATCATGTGCAAACCCCATTGCGCTTGATGCGCCCTTTAAACAACAGCAATAACGTTTTAAGTCTTCAGTATGACAACGACGTGTCTAATGTTTTTAGTCATATCAAGGTTTTGAGCCAAGATGGCAACGCAAACTCAATCTTGTCGGAAACCACAGCTCAAACACAATATGCCTATAACCGCTTGAAAATAGTCAGTTTGGGCGATGTGGAAACTGAAGCTGAAGCAAGTGCAGCATTAGAGAAAATCAAAAAAGACAACGATCTTGAAGCCCATACGCTGACCGCAACGGTTTCAGGCTGGATGATTGACGGGAAACTTTGGTCCACGGGCTGGTACATCAATTTAGAAACCAATGTTTTATCAAGAGCGACAGCTAAATGGGCTGTATATGGTCGCACGTTTCAACTTGACCGCAAGAATGGCAAAACCACAAAACTTCTTCTGAAGCGTCAGGGTGATTGGGCAAATCCACTAGTACTGAAGGAGAAAAAATCATGATGAAAGCTGTAGCAGCACAGATAAATAAGGCAATGAAACAAATCCGACAACCACTTTTCGCCCTGGTCGCACGGGGTGGCTCAAAAGTATTGCAGTTAAAGGGCTTTGCTGATGAAACCTTACAAGAAGTAGAGCTTTTTCAGCAAGTCGGCTTTAACTCTCACATCCCTGAAGGCGCTCGTGTCGTTGTGATTCCCTTACATGGCAAGACTTCCCGTTCAATTGTCGTTGCAACGACAGGTGGAGCTGTTGTTGTCAACGTGGATGAAGGTGAAACAGTAGTTTATGACCAGTTCGGGCACAGTCTTTTGCTTAAAGAAGATGGCACGCATATCACTGCTGGTGACCTTTTTGTTGATGACGGTGATTTGCATGTGACGAACGGTCAAGTCTTTGACAAGAAAGGCTCAATGCAGGAAATGCGCGACATTTATAACAAACACAAACACGGTAATACACCGACTCCAACAGAAACAATGTAGGTGAATCATGGCGAATATTGATTTAAAAACGAAAGATTATGTGTTGATGAGCCTAGATGCTGCCTTCAGTAAAAATGAGGTACAAGCAATTTGTCAGCGTTTAAATATCCACCGCAATAAGTACTGGGCAAATCCTAAGATTGGTAGCCGTTTTTATACTTTGAGACGTTCAAAAGATGTAACTCGTACTATTCAAACAGTTAAGCAATATGCTGAAGAAGCCTTGGAAGGCTTAGTACCGAATCGTTTTGCTTCAATTTTGGTAAATGCTTTTCAGACTGTTAAAAGTCAGGTGGACCTAAATATTGAAGTTACGCAGCTGTCTGGCCAGAAACAAACAATCCTTTATTTTGTTAAGGTTGGAGGCTAAACAATGGCATATCCAATCAAGACATTTGACCAATTACGCTCTGATATCATCCAAGAGGTCCAAAATTTAACAGGATTAACGCTGGATGATGAAGATGATGCAGCAATTCGTGCTGACGGTGAAGCTGCTGTAGTTGAGGGCCTTTATCATCATCAAAGTTTTATTCAAAAACAGCTTTTTGTAGCTACAGCTGATGAGCCTTTCCTTTATATACATGCAAAACGTTTGGAATGTCCGCGTAATGGAGGCTCTAAGGCTTCAGGACGGGTCAAAGCGACGTCAAATACTGCGGTCACTATTCCAGCTGGTACTAAAGTCACAGATGGTAAAGGTCATTACTGGCTAACTATATATAAAGAGACACTTACAGCAAATAAGCCTAAAGAAATCCAAGTCATTGCTGAGTTTGAAGGTGTGAACTGGAATTTCGATGGTGAGCAGCTGCTTTGGGTTAGCCCTTTACCCGGTGTTGCCGCTCAAGTGGATGTTGTTGAAATATCAGCGGGTGTTGATGTTGAAGACATTGAAGTTTGGCGTCAGCGGATGATGGAGAAAGAAGCTTTAGGACTTATTCGTGATCGTGAAGCTGATCTTCGACGTATCGTAAAAGATGTGCCGGGTGTTGCCGATGTTTTTATTTATCCTAAACGTCGTGGCCTTGGCTCTTTAGATGTCGCAATCACAGCAGCTGGTAATCCTCCAAACTCCCCAAGTACTGCACTGTTGGCTTTAGTTCAAACGACACTAGATGACTATTCAGGTTTCTGGGGTGATGTAAGAGCCTATGCACCAACCAAGGAATATTTGAATATCACTGCTGTATTTACTGGCTCTGTAAGCGAAACAGAGGTTGAAAAAGTCATTCGTGACTATGTTGGTTTACTAAAGCCGGGTGAAACTTATGTTGCTTCAACACTAGTTAGTCGAATCAAAGATTTGCAAGGTCTAACAGACATTCAGCTTACACCCGGAGTAAATCAAACACCTACTTTGAGTGTATTTACTACTGGTTGGCTCCGGATCGGCCTACTCGCGGTGAACCCATCATGACTTTTGATCAAACAGTAGAGCTTTATGCTTCGGTACTTCGCCAATTACTGCCAGCTGGCGGTTATGACACCTCACCTAAAGGCGTTATCGCAAAAGATATATACGCTCATGCAAAAGTACTTGCACAAGCTGATGTTGACGCAAAACGTATTTTGACTGCTTTGGAAGGTATTCCTGAAGAATTGCTAAACGAATATGAAGCAGCTCTAGGACTCCCGCTGAAATGTTCGGTCAATGCCACTAAAACAATTGAAGAGCGTCTTCAGATCATCAAGTGGGTTCAAGAGACAAAGAATGTTTTAAACCGTACTTATCTTGAGCAAGTTTTAGCGATGTTTGGCGTTGAGTTAATTGATCTAGTGCGCTACACGCCAATCCAATGTACAGCTCCGTGTACTTCGCCAGTTAATACAGAAAGCCTTCGCTATAAAGTCAAATTAATTCTAAAAGCTCCAGTGCAAGCAGATATGGCTTGCATCATTGAGAACTATCTACCTGCTTATGTGAGATATGACATTGTTGAGGAACAACCATGAAACGAATTGATAGTGCAAATGCACGACCAGATGTGAATGGAGCTGGTAAAGCTGGCTTCCATGCCAATGATGATGTGCCCGGACAAGATGCAACTTATCTCACTCCAGATTTTCTCAATACCATACAAGAAGAACTGGCAAACCTACTTGAGCTTAGAGGAATTACTTTAGATCCAGAGAATCGTCGTCAGCTATTTAATGCATTGGCAGGTAAAGATGATCTAGATGCTGCATTGGAAATTGTTCAGTCAATCATTGATAACGAGCGTAATGCGCGTATTAAAGCAGATCAAGATCACTTAGATGCGTTAAATCCACATCCGCAATATGTAATGAGAAAGGATTTTCGACTTCTATATAGGACGTTAACCCCTGAAACAACCGTAAATCCGAAGATTTATACGGATGATCCCCAAAACTGGCAGGTTAAGCATACAGTTGAGAATATCAGCGCTCACATCATGCCGAATGGAGTTATTAAACAGACTCTAAAGGTTAGAACGGTTTACGCAGACTATAATGCTCAGGTGTATCTACCAATTGGCATGTCTAATATCCTTAGTATTTCTGCCCAATATCAAGGACAGAAAGAAAATCCAAATGGTGAAGATGACACAACTATTCGCTTATTAGATACTTATAATGAAATAGTCCCATTAGAAGACGGCTTACAGGAATGTAGAAGAGCCTGTAAATTATTTTGTGTAAGTTCCATTTTTTATAAATGATCTTTTAATCGATCATCGAACTGAATCGTAAACCAATTCATTGCTAAACGCCAATTTTGAATTGGCATCGTCCATTTCTTCGCAGCATTTGATGTTGCTAAGTAAATGACCTTCTTTACTGAGTCATCAGATGAAAAGATTTTCCTTTTCTTCGTTGAATGGCGTATTACGCTATTCAACGACTCAATCGCATTTGTTGTATAAATTGCATGACGTATTTCGGCTGGATA